ATAGCACTTGTAGATACAGTGCCTAACCTAAAAAAGTTAGAAGGATAAGCATAGTAACTTGAGGTTGTATTACCCGCAGCATTAGAAAATGTCCCAGCACTTATTGTTTCTTCGTTTTCAAACAAAGCTATTTTTTCTTCTACGTTTTTTCTAATATCCGAATAGTCGGAATCGTTAGAAACAACATAGTTTCTTAAAGAAAAGTAACCTTCAAAAATTTCATTTTGAGCCTGGTTAGCCAGTGAATTAATTTCAGCCGGCGTAATATAACCTCTATTTTCTTTATTAAGTATGTTTAATACTGTTTTATAAACGTTGTCTATGCTTACCATTATTGTTTTTATTTATTAGATGGTTATAGCTAAACGAATAACTATAACCTGGTATTTTATGAAAGTTTCTTTTCAATAGCTTTCATAACGTCTACACCTTCATCTGTTTTTAAGAATCGTGCAAACGCTGCGTATGGATGTTCATCAAATGGCACAGTCATAATTTTTTTACCATTTGTACTCCATTTAAATACTGTATTATCATCTGTTAGTTTAACAATACCAGCCTCTACACACCTATTAGCTAAGTTACGAAGCTTAATATCCTCGTCTTTTGCTACCTCAATAAATAGTTCTGGATCATTTTTAGCAAACAAATAACAATCTCTTTTTATTTCTTTAGAAGACATTGTTGTTACGTCAGAACCAATTTCAGTTCTAAGTATAGCTTCAAGATGCTCAACATCAAGCTCTTGCACTAGTTTTAATGCTTCTAATTCTAATTCTATAATACTTATATCATCAACAGCTTCTTTTACATTATCAATTTCTTCCCATAAGTTTAACCTATCTGGATGATATAATGATAATAATTGTTGCAGTAAAGGTTGCGATTTAGGCACTACAAGCGCACCATCTTGAAAAACTATATGTTTAAGTTGCGCAAAACCATCTTGTTCATCAATAAATAATGACTTTTGATTTTCTGCATACCGTATTTCTCTATTAATGCCTTTAGCTTCATCAAACCACAGCATGCCTGTGCTTTTAATTTTATATGTTAACGGTGACATACCGTTTTTAAGAATATAAGTTCTATCTTTAATTTCCCAATTTTTCATAATATAATTTAATAAGATAATAGCTAAAGGGTGGCCGTAACCACCCTCCGCTATATTAATTTACTACTTCAATAAGAAGAAGTTGTTGGCTCCTTGAGTAATTAAACATCTTTCAGATAAGAAGTTAACTCTCATTTCGTCCAAGCTAGAAGTATATGCACCTCCAACTGTTCCAGTAATCCAAGTTTTCATTTTTCTGTCATCAGTTTCAGAAGAACGATAACGTACGTGTAAAAATGGTCGCTTGATATTTTTACCTAAATCTTGGTCGTATACAGTAGATGTACCAGCAGGAATAATAGTTCCTTCAACATCACCAAAACCGCCTCTAGTAGCAAAATCATTTAGATATTTCCAGTCAGTTTTGTAGAAGTCATAAGAACCTCTTCTGAATCCAGAAAATCCTAGATTTAATGCCATATCCTCAGAATTGTTAAATACTCCGTAAGAAGTACCGCCTGATCCATAAGAATTTTTAGCAGCTAGTGCATCATCAATAGCTAGAGATAAAGCTCTATTACTATAAATCATGTTTTCTTCAATAGCCCCATTTTTATCTAGTTGCTTAAGAATATTATCAAAGCCAGTCATGTTAGACGCTAAATCTGTAGAAAGATCTGTGTATACATTACCTCTTGCTTCAAGGGCAGCGAAAAAACCTTCAGAACCGCTATAACTAGCGGCAGCTGTACCAGCAGAGCCAGTTTTCTTAACTGCTTCTACCATAGACATTTCTAGGTAATCTTCAAATCTTAGTCTAGTTTCATGCTCAGACTTTAGGTACCATAGGTAACCAGAGGCTCCGTTTTCAGAAGTAACTTCAATCCAACCAATCTGAGCAGTGTCAGATCCATTGATAGCGTAATTATCTTTTAGGATAATAGGCTTGTTAGTATAAGAGCTGTAGTCAGAATCCAAAGATCCGACCATTCCGTCAGTTCCTTTGGCAAACTCAGAACCGTATACTAGCACATTTGCTTTTGCATAAGAAGTAGCGCCTGTAACACCTGTCCAGTCAGCAGCTGTATAAGCAACAGCAGTAAAAGTTCCGGTATCACCAGCAGCAGCAGCTCCAGCAACAGTAACAACTCCTTTAACTACAGGCCCTGTAGCAGCACCTCCAGAAGTTAGCCCTTGCACCATAATGGTTTGTCCAGCTCTAATAACAGGAGCATCTCCAGCAGCATAAGCAGTACCGTCCGGCTTAGTAGCAAAAGTAACTGTGAATACAGACTCACCAGTACCACTAGCAGTAGCAATAGCTACGTTGTCGTAACGAGTGTGTAGTCTTCCTTGCTCAATCCATCTGATTTCATCAGAAGTGGATGGCATTTCAGCTGATACCATACGTAGGAAAGAAGAGATAGAACGATTTCCGTAAATCTCAGCTTCTTTTTCGTATACATCAGGTAAAAATTGTTTTGTAAAATCAAAATCGGTAATATAATTACCTTGAAATAATGACCCCTTGCTAGATGAAGGGGTTAAGTTTTCAATGCCAGTTGTAATAGCCATTGTAATAAATTTTTAAGTTATTGTCTTAGTTTCATTCTTAGTTTAGAACTAGAATCACCAGAAACAACCTTAAACTTTTGGCCTGAAGCTGTTTTAATAACACCTTCTTGCCTTGGGTCCATATTTATATTTTTAGCTTCCTTTGCGGATTGGCGCAGAGCGTCGGCACGGCCTTGCTCATAAAAATGTTCAGCTAGCTTATCTGCGTTTCTTGCAGTAAATAATGCTTTATGATAACCCTTAGCATCTTTAATTTGACCATCGTCACCCAAAAATGGTTTTACAAAATTGTTTATATCAGATTGCTGTGTTTTTGTATCATTAACATTATTGACTTTATAACGGTATTTATTGTTTCCAACTTGGAAATCAAAACCTTTAAAATCTTGACTAAACACATTATCTGTTTTTTGTAAAAAACTTTCAGTAAGTTGTTTGCTTGATTCAGCGTTCTGTTGATATGTATTGTAATACTCTAAAGCTTCTTGGTACTCCTGAGGAATATCTGTTTGCTTCTTCAACTTGAGGTCAGCATAATATTTCTCTTTGTTTCCTTCCAAAAACTTTTTAGCATTAAATAGCTCTTCTTTAAATGCTCTTTTCTTAGAGCGTATTTCTCTTGGGTCATCATCTTCTCCATATGAAAAATTATCTTCCATATATTCAGATACTTCTTGTGAATCCCAAGGCTTAGATTGTTTATAATATTCTCGCAATAGATCGCCATCATTGTATTTTGATAGATCCCTATTTAATAAAACAAAGTCTTCAACACTGCCACCTGTTTCTTCCATAAACTTAACAAGCTTGTCTACATTTTCCGGAAGTACAACTTCTGGCTCTGCAGGTTTAGGTTGTTCGTTTACTTGAGCAGCTCTTTCGTCTACTTTAGGCTGGTTGGTTTCTACCGCTTCTTCTTCGTCTTTAACGAGCTCGAGCGGCGAGTCTTGCTCTTCTGTTTCTTTGGCTTCGGTTTGTTCTTGTACTTCTTGCTCCACTTCTTTGCTATCTCTGGGTGCATCTTCCACAGGAACCTCCTCTGCTTCTCGCTCTTGAACGGCATCTTTTTCTTTGTTTAATTCGTCTAAGTTAATTTTTGGTACTTCATTAACCTCTTTGCCCGCGGCTTCAGGCTCAATCTTACCTTCTTCAACTGCTTTATCTAAAACAGCTTGTTCTTGTTCTTGTGCTGATTTTTGTTCAACGTCTTCAGCAGCACCTTTAATTTTCCATTCTGCCATAATTTAATAATATATAATAGTTAATAATTTTTTTATTTAGGTTCAAATCTGCTAAGGTCTATACCGCCTAAAACATCATTTCCGCTAGACTCAAAAGCTTTTCTAGGTTCAGGATTTGATACTGGCTTTTGTAATTCTATTTGTTTTTTTGCATCAAGTTCCATTCCTTTAAGCTTCATATTTAAATCAAATTCATATTGCATCAATTCACGTTTTGTTTGTGCTTCTGATTCTAATTTTTGAATATCAAGTTGAGATTGTAACTGGGCTAATTTACCCTTAGCCTCAACCTTCATATTTTCAGCTTGGGCTTTAGCCATTTCAGCGGCTTGTGCCGCTTGAGCATTAGCTTGCGATTGCGCTGCAATATTTCTTTCTGCTTTTAATTGGTCTGTAGCCTCTTTTTTAGTTCTTCTGTATTTTAGTAGTTGATTAGCTAGTTTTATATTTTTTATTTGTCTTATATCAATTATATCTTCAAGATGTATTTGATCTCTTGACAATGCTACTTGTATATTATTTTCTACAAGTTGTTTTTCATCTTCGTCTGGATCTAGCTCTAAGAAAATGCCAAAGTCATGCATATGTAAATTATCCATTTCTTTTAAAGCGCCCACGCTAAACCTGCCAATACCACCAATCATTGCATCTCTTTGCGGATGATATGCTAGCACGTCTTTTATTCTTATAGATATAGCTTCTGCCAAGGTGCTTGTAATGTATAAAGAACTGTGCAATATATGCCTAGTTGCTGTATTAGAATTCGCAGCAGCTAATTTTTGTACGCCTACTAAAGCATATGGGTCTGGATCAGATCCGTCTCTTGCTTCATTTAATCCAGTAACATCGCGAAGCATTTGCAGATAATAATTATATGCCTGTATTAATGCTTGGCTTTGTTGTCCGCCACCACCAGGCAATTCCTGTATTGGCACTTTGCCAGGGTTCATATCGCCATCAACAGTCATAGACCTTCCTATAACTGATCCTGTTTGAAAATATAAGTTTAAAGCTTCTTGTGGGTTATAGTTTGTCCCGTTGCCTAAATCAATTTCAGCTAACCCATCGGCATCTAAATAAACACCAGATGGTGTCATCCTTTGAATTACTTGCTGTAGCTTTAAATGCGTAAGCTGAATTAAATCAGCGTAAGTAACCATTCTACTAACTAAGCTTTCAATTTTACCTTTATACATTCTAGGAGCACTAACAACATAATTCATCATTACTTTGTTAATGTTAGAATCGGGCCTAACCATATTAGTGGCTTTTTGCCACTTTAAAAGTTTGTTAGAACCTAATACTAATACGCCTTCGTATATAGTTTCCATAGCCTGAGCTACTTTTTCAAATCTAGTTCTTTGATCTTTAGGAGGGTTAAATTTATCATCTTTCTTTATAGCTTTTTTAGCTCCTGTAGATGTTTCTTTTATTTTATATACACTTTGCTCCCAAGTTTTCCAATTAAAATATAATACAGTTAATGTATTCGTGTCAAATGTATCATTTGAATCATTATCTACATAATCGTAATTATTGTAATTAGAGGATTTTTTTACAATGTCTTCGAACTCTTCATCTGTTAATTCTGGAAATTGCTTTTTAAGCTCATTAGATTTAATTTGCTTAACTTCGCCAAAATAATATACATCATCAAAATTAGGATCTTCGGTGTATGAATATATTAAATTTGATGGATCAACATATTCTAATTTTACACCGTCCGTATTATTAAATGTATGCTTGGCAGCTGCAATACCTAAAACAGTTTGATCGTAATCACATCTCTTTTTTATTTCGTGATAAGCGTTTCGTTTAAAAGTATTATCAATAGCTTGCTCATGGGCTAATTCAATAGATTGTTTATAACCTATTTGCATATGAAGCTCTAACTCTTCTTTATTAGACGGTAAGTCTTCTTGCTTTACATTTCTTACATCAACACCTAATGTTTCATCTATTTGTGTAATTAACTCTTGAGTATTCATATCCTCAAGCATCATTTCTACAAAATTAGTTCTTTCCTTAACAGATGTTGGATCTTGCGCAAAAGCTTTAACCGTAAACAATCTATCTTGCATACCGTTAACAACTATATCTACAAACTTAGGTATAATTGGCACTGGTTTCCAATCTAAATTAAGATAAGATAAATCTCCATTTACAGAAAATTCATCTTTATATTTCTGAACAGATTGCTCACCTCTAGCATATAATCTTAACTTGTGAAAGTCCCGCTGATTTTGTACGAACCTTCCTGTGCCAGATGATTTTCTAAACCATTCGTTTTGTATACCACGTGCCACTTCCATTCCGTAGTCTTTGCTATTTTTTGTAGCATCGTCAACCGATTGGCTGGGAAATTGGGTAACTTGTCCTGTAGCTTCTGCCATTTTCTATTGTATTATTTTACTTTTTGAACCTTGGTTATTATATTTTGAAAACCCAAAGTCTATTTTTTTAACCTGTCTTGCAGTTTTAGACGCATATAAATGTCTTTGGCATGCCATTATAGCAAGGCCAGAACTTATAGATGCATCAAACTTTGTTCTTTTATTAATATCAAATTTTGCCCAGTCTTCTAATGTTCTTTGAAAGTACATTCTGCCACAATCGCTATTTTCTTTTAACCCAACATGAGTTTCAATATAGCTTTCAATTGCAGCCGCGTGGGCTTGTCTTATATCTTCTGAGGTATTAGGTATACCGCCTAATTCTTTTTCTGTTACAGATAATTTATTCCTAGGTCTATCGGGCCTATTCATTGAATATCCTCTATAACCCCTTCTTTTGATATGATATAATAATCTAGGTTTATTGTTTTCAGCAAGTATTGGCATACCGTAAAATATCATTGCCATAAGTACATCTTCAAAAAATATTTCAGCTGTTTGTGGTCTAGCAACATATTCTAAAAAGAATTGACTAGACGGTACATCTGAAAGCATACTAAATGTAGTAAGCCCGTGAAGTGCGCCATTAGATCCGCTACCATCAGTTGTTCCGCTAATATCATAGCTGTCACAACCAAAAGCACCTAAATCTTTATTGCCTGGGTATTTAATACCGCTTTTTACTATTATATTGTTTTGCATTTCAACAGGCGGAATCCAGGATAATTTAAATCTACCTGTTTTGTTTGGGTAAAATTCTACTGTAGAATCTTTAACACCATTTTTCCAGCTAAATGAACCGCGGGTTACATAACCCTTCATTGTCATTTCTTCGTTGAAATCTATTTGTTCGTATATTTTATTTAGATTGAATAAAGACTTTTCTATTTCATCTCTAAACGCATGCTTTTCACTTCTTGGAAATTGCCTATAAAATTCATTTAAAGCATCATTATTCCCTTTGAGTCCATCTGCTTCATTCTCCCAATGATCGATGACTCCATGTCTGATAAGCTCCCCATCAATTCCTTCGACCGGTTTTTCTGGATGATCGAATACAGGAAATCCATATTTGTTAATGAATCCTTCATAGTTCCACTCCATAGGTATGAACAAAGAGTATAGTCCACTAGCAGTCTGCCCATTGCGATTTCGGTTTTCAACTTTTGAATCATTGTATAATTTTTTAAAGTTATTACCACCTTTATCCAAAGCATTAGATGTAGACCCCATCATACACTTGCCAACAACTTTAGCTCCTAGCCTTAAACAGGTTTTAGTAACACGCCAGTTGTTTAATATGTTATCAGGTTTTTCCCATTTACCAGATTCATCGTGAACTAGTAATTTTAGTTTTTCACCATCATAGGAGTTATCTCCTGTGTTCTTCCAGTCAATTGTAGTGTCAAGCCCTTCGCCAATTTGTACTTCGTCTTGATCAGTTGCTTTGAGTGAATTCCTTGTAAGTTTTCTAGATGGTATTTTGTAGGAAAGTTCTGTTTTAGGTCTTTCCATCCCATCTTGTATTGGCTTAAAAAAGAATGGGTAGTTGATCGATATAGGTACAATCTTGTCGGTAAACATTTTTTTCGCATCCCCGCCGCTTTTTGATAGTACCCCAAATCTTGCGTCTTTTGATATTGTAGCTTGATTAACTGTTTCTGCGCTAGCCATAAAGGAGAAGCCACTCCGTCTATTTTTGAGGTAGCACATTCCGTAACATCTGTAATCTGCTTTGCAAGCTTCCCAAAAATAAAAGAATATTTTATTTGATTGTCTGAACTCGGGCGCACCAATATCAATTTTTGTCCAGTTAAGGTACATATAATGCGCTCCTGTAATGTAGGTTGCTGTGCCGTTGCACATAAACCAGTAGCCATCACTGCGACAATCAAACTCTGAATTAATATATTCGTAATACTTTTCTTTAATGTCATCTGGATATAATTGAAAATCATGTATTGATTTAATTTTTGATAGCGTAGTGGGTTTTAAGGTTTGCTTAAAAACTTGATCTTCAGGTTTTTCGCTATTTGAATATACTTCTTTTGGTATTGCAGGAAGCGCAATACGTAAACCTTGTACTTCAAAAATTTCACCTATTGTACCATCTTTACTTATTACTACGCAGTCAAGATCGTCATTATAACCGTACTTGTAATTTTTTAGCTTATTGTTTCTTTTTACATTTTTAGTAGACAAATGCGCAGAGTGTATAGCATATAGATTTTGTTTATACATTATTTTGCCCTGTTTTCTACACCATAAAAACTATCTTTAGCAGTCTTTGGTGATTCGTTCATCATTTCATTTATTTCTTCTACTCTTTGTAAAAGCGCAATAGCGTCTTCCATTGCAAGCCTATAAGCTGAGGCTGATATTTTTACTTTTTCAGGATCTAGTTCATCTGGATCCATCTTCTTGTTCATTACTTTTATTAATTCATTAATTGAATTTTCAGCAGCTTCAAGAATAAGTTTGCGTTTCTTTTTTATGTCCATAGTTGATAGTTATGTCTGTTGATAAAATTCTATATAATTTTTTATCATCTATGTTAAATTCATACTCAGATTCTGGCGTAAAGCCTACAATATCTCCACAGGACAATCCTAACGAGCTTAAATAGTCGTTAGTATATGTAAGCACCCCTAAAAGTTTTTGTTCACTCTCGGTGCTCCATATGTCTTCGTTTTCTAAAGGTTCTACGAAACAATACATATTTGGGCAATGCCAGGTGTCGTTTTGGTTATATGCGAACAACTGATCAGGCGATACTGAGTATCTATCTTCATCTATGTAACTGCCCGAGTTTCTTTCATTGCCTTTAACATCATACCACCTTCTAAATACATTATGATGTATTATAACTTGATCGCCTTTCTTTATAGGAGTTTTAATATTTATAGGTGTGCTTATTACTGTACCAATTCGATTTACAAACTCGTAATCTCTTTCTGTTATTTCAGTATTTAATATAAGCTCTTTACCTTCGACAGACGTTTTATTATTGTATCTGTCATTTGTTGATATAATATAATTGTATAATGACTTCATTTAATAATCTAAATTGTATTCTATAGACACAGCCATATTTTTATTAAAATGTTTCCACGGTAGTTGTGATCCTTTCTTTTCAATATATATTTGATAAGAACCTTCTTCTTCAATAATATCACATATCGTGTGCCCACCGTAAACCTCTTGGCCTACCGAGTAATGCATAGCCTCGTTTTTATAATCTTGGCCTACGCTAATTTTTCTAATTAATTTCATTTAATTTATTTTAGTATGTCCATATAGTAGTTTCAGGAGCCCCCGGATAGCCAACACCTACGTGCACAAAATTATTTTTTCTTGATATACCTATGCGAGTGAACCCTACTTCGATAGCGGCTTTAACTAATTTAAAAGTTGCTTCACCACCTACACATGCAATATCAACTGCAGCTCCATAAGCATGCTCGCCTGGTTTAGATTTTTTAGCTTCTATTGGGTGATCAGGACTTCTATAAGTTGATGTTAATTTAATTGGATAACCGTATGCTTCTCTTAAATTGTCTAACATTGAAAGAAGCTTTTCATCCATCATTTCAAAACCGTTAAATTCAGATTCCTCAAAGTATTTCATTTTTTATTTCTATCTTTTAATTTAATATAAATATTCATCCCTGTATATAGTATTGTCATTACTAATACTACAGTTTGCAACATGGGGTTTATGTTAGGCATGGCCGAAAATGCCACCGCTCCGACATTTATGCCGTAAATTTTTAAGTCGCTCATTATTTGTGTTTACTGTTTCCAAATACTTTTTCTACACCTCGCGAGCCGAAATAACCACCAATAACAATAGTGAGTAAACCTGTAATTGAATCTAATGGATAACCCATATACCATCCAGCCACATAACTTACTGTTAAAAATACTAAAGTCAAAGGGCGTACATTAGCCGCAAGCCAAGACCCTGAAGTTGCATCTGCAACCCAGCGCTTAGTTGTGCCGTCTATTTCCGCTCTTTCAATATCTAATTTTTTAAGTGCAATTTTTTTATCGGCTTCTGACATATCAGACCCTCCAATAATAGCTTGTATTACCGAACCAACTGGTGTATCACCTGCTATTGCTCCAACGACGTTGGGAATTTTTTCTAATAAGAATTTCCCAACGCCGGTATCTTTAAAACGTTTTTTTGCCATTTAATTTAATTTAAATATTATTTTAGGTAGCCTGTTGAGATATTGAATAAAAAAACTCAGGCGTGCCGTCGTCATCTGTGCATACTATTTGAATAAAGTTTTTAACAGCGGACGTGTCGTCATAGTCGCCGCTTAACTTAATTGCTTCTGACGGGAAAGTAAGAGTATTAGTTCCTCCGCTACCTGTAGCAACAATAATTTTTACCATACCAATTTTAAAATCTGTAAAAGAAAAGGTTACTGCATGGTTTGGAGTTATTCTGAATATTTGAGCACTATTCCAATCAACAGATACGGATGTGCCTGACACTAAATTCGCCGAGGTTGTAAATTCTGGTGCTATAACACCCGATGTTATTTTTGTTAAAGCCATAATTTTTATTTAAATGCCATATAGATGTAGGCTATGCCGCTTCCGTTAGCCTCATAACCATTATGATTAATAGTAAATCCATCATCATTAAAAGCAAGGTCAAGAACACCACTACCTGACGAACCTTGCCCCCTTAAACCTTCTTGGTAGTTTCTATTAGCATATAATGGATTAGTTACATTGTCCGTAGATTCTATTGCTCTTTTATCATCGTGAATAACCCAAGAGCCATATGTTTGATTACCTCCAAGGCTACTTGATGCCTTAATCATAACAAAACTTGGCTTAAAACCTCCTGTTCCTGTCCCATCATCATTACTGTCTACATATATTCTTTTAGTTGTTCCACCCCCGGTATAAGTTCCTATCTTACTATATCCTGCAACTGAATGCCAGCAATAATTAATCATATCGTAGTTAGTCCATCCCCAATTATTTATTGTAGTAGAACTTGTTCCAAATCTTACAGGGTTGTCTGGCCCAAAAGCATCAGTCGTATTTAATTTTGCATAATCCCAACCGCCTGTACCATCTATATTAAATAATACATACCAATCAACACTATTGCCTAAGCCTTTTTGAATAATTATCTCAGGGGCTTGGCTCAATCCATGCCCAATAGTATCCGAATAATTAGACGTACCTGTATTTCTTACTATTGAAAATCCAGCGGCTTGATTGGCACTAACTTGGCTTGCTATAGTCCCATCTGTATTAGAAACAGCGGGACCTCCTGCTTTCCAATTCCAAGCTACATAATCCGAACCTGAACCATTCCAAGTTACATTACCTGATGTTAGCGTAAATCCATTTGCATCAAAACTTCCAAAAGTTGAATTAGTATATTGTTGCCCAGAACTTTCTGATATTATATATTGATTTGCTCCTCTAACTGAATCCTGCAATACGTTATTAGGATATGAATTTGATGTTCTACTTTTTATCCAAGTAAAGTCTGGTTGAAACCCTACATTAGAAATATATTGAGCTCCACCACTCCCGTCATACAATACAGTCTTAAAGTTAGATGTATCTACTTCAGGTTTTTCGTTGTATAGTTGTGTTACTTGACTACTAGAAAGTGCAGATGAAAATAATCTTATTTGATCTATATTTCCATTAAAATTATATTGGCCTACATATCCCGTATAGTACCCTACTTGAATTGCATTTGCAGTTTTTGTTCCTGTACTTAGAGAGTGACTTATAGCAGGAGTAGTATTTCCATCAATATAAAGCTTTTGTGTATTATCCGAAGTGTTATTGACCAATACAAGATGATGCCAATTACCATCATTTATAGCCGCTGTGCCAGCCGTTCTGTAATTAAGACCACCTGAATAATTACTAGCTATGGAAAGTTTACCAGCCCCACCAGATGCAGAAGATTCCATTTGAATATAAAAACCATAATTAGTTCCATAGTCAGATATTATAGCTGATTGGTTTGAGGCTGTGGTCTTAATCCATAAAGACACGCTAAATGAAACTCTTGCCGTCCCATTAGCACCTATTCCGCCATCTGTTATAGTCATAAGACTACTACTACCATTAAGCACCGCAGCTTGACCAAAGCGACCAAATCTGTATTCTATATCTGTTTCAACGCCATCGTAAGCATACGTTACATTAGTATCTGTTCCGTTATAGTTACCAGATAAATCTGTAGAATTACCGTTTAATTGATATGTTGCAATTGCTGTTTTACCAGATGGAAAGGACAGTGTGCTAGTATCACTAACTGTTTCAGCATATAAATTTGATACATCTGAATCACTTAATGCAGTATTAAATATTCTTACTTGGTCTATTTTTCCATCAAATTCTGTATTAGTAGCTGATGAATAAGTTCCAATTACTCCAATTTGAATACCATTACTATTTGTTCCTGCCGCAACAGATTGTGAATTTGTTTCTTTATTTCCGTTTATAAATACTTTTAAATCTGAATTATTTGTAAAAACTACACAAAAGTGATACCATCCCCCATATTCATAAGTAGCGGTTGATGTATATGACGTTCCCGTTCCCCCATTTAAATTATAAAACCCAAATTTCATATTGTTATCCATAGACATAAACCACCCTCCGCTTGATGTGTAATTACCGATTGGAACGTGATAATTGTCAGATGCCGCGTCTACGTTTACCCAACAAGAAAGTGTAAAGCTTGTACCAATATTTGTAGATGTAATAGGTGTTGATATTTTACTACTACTCCCATTAAATATTGCACCTTCATTAAACTTACCAGTTGACCTAGCTGAGTCTTTACTATTATTATCTAATTTATAATACGCAGTATTAGCAATTGGGTAAGCAACGTTATCTGTAGTCGATGTATGGGCGCAAGCTACTTCCCCCGCGCCGTTACCATAAAGTTTACCAACTTCTGCAGATGATAACGCTTTAGAGAATACTCTTACTTGGTCTATTGAACCTGCCTGTAAATTTGTATTCAGTGTATTGCCTATCTTAAAATTTTCGGTAGTTGCTGCATGGTCTGTAACAGTGTTACGATAATTTAAGGAATTTGCTGTTCCGTTAACATACAATATAGGCAATGCGCCTGAGGTCTTAGTAAGAACTAAATGCGCCCACTGCCCTGAAGTTGCTACAACATCGTTATTATCTACATAATTATATAAATCCCCAGTATTGTACCACCATATAAAACCATATCTATAAACCCCACTTCCAACATCTCTACTCATAAAAGTAAACCCACCATATCCACCAGAGGATTTATAATTACCAACAAAATTTTGAAATGCATTGGCGTTATTTAAATTCACCCAAAGTGATATAGAATAATTAGACGTAAAATTAGAATTTGATAATGGTGTGGTAATTGTACTTGAACTAGAAGCAGAATAACGAATGCCTGTATTTGTTTGCCCCCCAATGCCAAAGTCTACGCTTGTGGGTGTGCCATCATATCTATATGTTACATCTGTTTCTGTACCATCATAAGCCGTGGTACCCATAGACTCTTTTGCATTGCCATCAAGATTATAGTTTGCAACACATCCAAATAAATGTGTACCTACAGTTGAACTGTTTTCTAAATATAGTTGATTAATCTGTGTCTGCGTTAAAGCTGAAGTCCATATTCGAACCTGATCAATATCTGCATCTAAATGTCTGTTGCCAGTTCCTGTAGAGTCGCCTATTAAATGAGTAGATTCGCCGTTATTACTAAAGTTCTTATCTACAGTATCCTGATCTTTTTGTACTCCATCGACGTATATAGTTCTTGTTCTATTGTCGGTTCCTGAGTTATATTTATCTGTAACTACTAAATGATGCCATTGCCCATCTGCGTAACTGTTACTTGTTATAATCCAGCTGTTGTGATAACCACTACCTCCGTATGTATAATAAAAAAGTTTTCCGGTGGGAAAATTCCCGTTATCATT